AGTTCCAGCTGCAATAGTACCAATTGTTAAGTTCTCAGTCAATTTAGCCTCACCATTATTACTCTTCAACATAGTATCCAAGCCACAATCTGTTGGGATAGAATAAGTGTTAACATAGTAAAGGTCTAGTACCATATCCTTAAGTTTACCATACTTTACTTGCATTTCTGCTTCTTTCTCAGTAAGTAAGGCATCAACCTCTTCTTGTGTATAAACCACATCAGCATCAGCCTTTCCACTCAATGCTATCTCAATATCAGTCTCAGCACTAATTGCTCTCTCAGTTTCAGCAACAATTTTTTCATCTAGTGCTGTTTCAGCAGATGTTGCTCTTGCGGCTTCATTGTCAATTGCTGTTTGCAGTGCCTCTTCTGCTGCAATTGCTCTTTCCTCTTCTGCATCGACATCAGAAATTCTATCATCAATCTCCTGGTCAATTCTTCTTCCAAGAGCAGCATCAGCAGCCTCTCTGATTGTTTTCTCAGCATCAAGTTCATCATTAAGTCTGTCGATTCTTCTATTTGCTGCCGACTCTTCTGCTTTTGCTCTTGCTTCTTCTTCATCAACATCAGCAATTCTATCAGCAATTTCCTGGTCAAGTTTTGCGTCAATTCTTGCTTCTTCTGTTGTTGCTCTTGTAATTTCAGCATCAAGTTTTGTATCAATTCTTTCTTCTTCAGCAACTGCTCTTACTCTTTCAGCCTCAACATCATCATCAATGTGTTTGTCTATGCCTGATATTTTTAGGCCATTTTCGCTTGTTGAAAGATATGGGTTTCCCTCATATCCTTCTCCAGCTGAATCAATAAGAATACTAACAACGCCATCGTTAACTTGAAGACCGTCTTTGAATTCGTTTTCGTCAATGACATCTTTAACATTTATTCTTACAACGTCACCATTTACAAACTCTATTACGATTTCTTGTGTTTCTTTATCGTAATATGCTTTATCAACTATGCTTTCCTCTTCAAACTCTGATACATCTACTGTACCACACTTTTTTCCGTAGGTGTCGTAAAAATACATTTTATTATCGCCTTTATTATATTCTACTTTATCGAATAAACCGGCTATACTAACTTCTTCTTGAGTATTACTTTTGTAATCTCTTTCCTCTTGATAGCCCCAAGGCTCTTCCATTCTATATTTACCCATGTTTATATGTTTAATATAAATTATTTTATAAATTTAATATTTTTATTAATCCCCGTCAAAAAAATGACTGTTATGCTCGCTGTTGGAACTACTATCATATACCTCATGAGCAATCTGAGATAATAAAAGGTTTACATTCATATAATCTCCTTCAACCCAAAGATACAAAGAGCCGTCTTTTCTTACTTCAACAGCATTGCTACGATTCTCGTCATCAGTGCCATTACCTATACTGAATATTGTCTGTCCAGATGGGTCTTCACTTGTGTTACTTATGTTATATTGGCCAAATGCAGCCTCATTTGGATTATTTGTAACGAGGGTGTCATTATTAGTATAGCCAAGTTTATCGAGCAATGCAGCAATAGCAGAAGCATTATCGCTTATACCGCTTGCGTTTGTTGAAACTCTCTCGTCAAGGTTATCAACAGCCTCTGTGAATGCGCTTGTATCAACCTTACCGGCTATCTTATTATCAACGTCTGAAACAGCATCTTCGATACGAGCATCAGTTTCATCTTTAGTATAATAGTTATCGCCAATTGCTTGTGACAAATCAATTGAGTCTTTAACTATTCCATTAGCGATGAAATTAATTCTACCAGTTGAACTGTTATACTCAACGTTATCAAACTTTGAATCTTGTAAATTAACAATGCTATGAGTGTTGTTATCTACTGCTCCACTGATAGTATCGAATTTTCTATTAATTGTATCAATATCAATATCAACAACTAACTGATGGAACTCTCTATGTAAGACATCTAATATACCATTACCAGTATCATCATAATGTGATGCATCGTCACCAACAACCCCTTTAAGGTTAGAGATAACATTAATCTTAGTTGCGTTATCACTAATTGCTTCTATCAATTCTTGATGCTCATCATCACAGTATTGTTTAAGTTCTGTTTCTAATGCATCTACCTCATTATCGGTATATGTTTTAGCAGAATTGATTGATGTAGATATTGCCTCGTCTTTTATCTGTCCATCACGTGTATCAACATATTCTCTTGTCGCATAATTCAAGCGAATTTCTTGAATTTCATTAGACAAGTTTTGGTCTGCTGTAATTCTAGCGTTTTCTTCGCTTTCCAAGTCAGAGATAAGTCCATCAACTCTATGATTTATGATTGCATCTTGGTCATTAATATACTGTCTAAGTTCTCTATCAGCCTGTCTTAAGTCCTCAATGTCATTGTCATATTTAGTTTCAATTCTTGCCTCTTCTCTTGTTGCTCTTTGAATTTCAGCATTAAGATTGCTAGTAAGAATATCTTCTGCTTGTTGAGCACGTGTTCTTTCCTCTGCTATTTTAGTGTCTATTGCAGCAGAAACAGCATTATCACCAGCAATTCTTGCTTGAGCTTCAGCAGTTAAAGCATTGTTTAATCTTGTATCTTCTGCCTCTCTCTGCTCCTTCTCGACATCAAGTTCAGATTGTAATCCCTGGTCTGCTCTTGTACGTGCATTTGTTTCATCTGATAAAGCATTCCACAAATCCAAGTCAGCATTACGTCTGTTCTCAGTTTCTGCACCTATTGCTGCCCACAACTGACCATCAACAGTTTCCATGTCTTGCCTGTTCTGGTTAATAACTGCCCACTGTTGAGTATCAACGTTTGCAAGTGCTGCATCCATTTCTTGTAATGCAGTAACCTTCTCGTCAATTTCATCCTTTGTGTAATAGTTATCAGCGTTGAAGATGTCACCTATATTGATATAGATGTCTTCTTTACCTGCATCGGTATTGAATACAATGTGAAGATATGTGTCACCAGAAATTTCAACAAGTTCTACTGAATCAACCATACCATCTTTAATGAATGCAGTTGCATCAATTGAATCAATAACTTCATCATTTGCATTGTAGAACTTGATTAACTTTTCATTAGAATCATAATCAGCACTTGCTACTGAACTTGCCTTACGAGCCTCTATTTCTTCATCTAGTTTCTCGTTAAGTTCTGTTTCTGCGCTGATTGCTCTTCCTGCTTCTGCATCAATCTCACCTTGTAATTCTGTTTCAGCAGATGTTGCTCTCTCTACTTCTTCTTCAAGTGCATCTTTTAATGCTTCAACATCTTCAGTCAATCCAGAAATACTGTCTTCGATAGCATCAACCTTTTCTCCAATTGTTGCCACAGAACCACTGAGTTCTCCCATTTCCTCATCAATCTGTGCAATATCTTCTCTATTGTCCTCGATTTGCTCGAAAAGTGAAGGAACTTCTTCGTCAGTGCCTACAATTCTTTGTAATTTTTGGATTTCTTCATCGTGTTCTTCAACCAACTCAATGATTTCTGTAACACCTGATAAACCTGATAAAACTTCTTCAACCCATTCAACGTCAGCCTTTCCGCTTATTGCTGCTTCAAGTTCATCTTCTGTGACAACTTTGGCATCAATACCAAGTCCATCATCAGTTAATGTAAGCAAGCCATCTTCTTCTGCAAGTTTAACGCTAATAGGCTTTCTTCCAGTTTCTTCATTTTTCTCACCAATTTCAATACCTTGTCCTGCTTCGTAAAGTTCAACCAAACTTTCTACATCAAGTTCGATTGTCTCTGTGTCGCTGCCATAAAGTGACTTAACATCAAACAAGATTGCATTTAACTCTTCATCAAATCTGCAATTGTAAATGTAGTCAGCATTTGGCATTTCGATTTCTGCAAGAACAGAGTCATCGTGAGCCACGTCAAGCAAACTTAGCACGCCAGTATTTGTATCAAACGCCAATTTCACACAAGCATAAAGAGAATCATCCTTCTCAATAGTTATAATGTTACCATCTTTGTCTGATACTTTAACTTTGTACCCTTTACTTGGAACTGGTTCCATCCTGTTATTTTCCCTGTAACCATAAAAGTCCAGAGTGTTTATATATTTTTTTGACATATAATAAAATATTTTATAAAACTTATTACTTATAAATATTTAAATAAACAACTAAATAATTAATTTTTAAAAAAATATTGGCGCATGGTAGAACCTAAATTTAAACCTGATGATTACATAATAAACAGAACGTCCGGAGATATGGCAATAATTGATAAAGTCACTAAGAAAAACTATTATCATTTTAAAGCATATTATGGTAATATGTTTAAAGAATTGAAAGATGTTAAAAACCCATTATTCGACTTGCAAGTAAACTATCAAAAGTTCTTTGATTTATGTACTGAGGAAGAAAAAAAGAAATTAGATAACTTAATTAAAGAAAACAAAAAAAAGGTTGACAAGTAATTGTCAACCTTTATCTTTATATACTAGTAGTTTTAGCCACCCATTCTTAATTGCTGAATTGTATGCACCGCCATACTTCTTTATCATATCTCTCGCACCCACACATTCTTTTGCAGCACTTAATACGTTATCCAAATTATTCCAATATGTATCTATTTTCTTAGTCCATCCATTGAAAAAATCATTAATCCATCCATTTTTCCTCGCTGCATTGTAGGCACTTTGGTTTTTTGTTTTCATTTCATACCTTGAAACATATTTCGATGCTTCTTTTTTGCAGGATTCATAATCCCATTTAAGTGTTGCCCCAAGAGAGCCTTTTCCAACACCAGTTATAGCCTTATTTAAACAATTTAATCCCTTTTCAATGTAATACTTTTTCCAATAATCTTCTCTTTCTTGGCTTTGTTTTGCTGTCAATTTTTCTTCTAATATTATTGGTTCAGGTATTTCTATACCATTATCATTTGCAAACGTATAAACTACATCATAAATTCTACTACCATCTTTATGCCCATATCCATTACAATGTTGCCTATGTCTACGTTTGATGTTATTAGTTCTTCCTACATAAAATGAATTCAAATCACTATACTCATAAATGTAAACACAATTAATAGGTTCATCATATCTCATATATTGTATAGAATTATCAAAATATAAACTGGCAATTTCATCTAACCAACCATGTTTTAAAGAACTACAATAACATCTACTACTTTTACGTTGTAATTCAAATTTATTCTTATATTTTTTAGCCTCTTCAATACAATGTTCTTTTACGTTCCAATATCCTGGTTTCTTATAAACAGTTCCTCCACGTGAACATGTGGGGCATCCTTGCTTCATATTGACAAGTCTATAAAAATCCTTATGAAACTCTCCATGTTCAGGGCAATAAAGAGTAATATCAGATTTTGCGTTTTTATATTCCCAAGAATCTGATATTTTATACTTATCTCCATGAACTAGTTTAATCTTTTCTAATGCTTCTTTTGTGTTCATTTTACAAATATACAAAAAAATATTTTAAAAAACAAAAAAAAGAGCAGTAAAAACTGCTCTTTTAATATTGTCAAGTTAATATTATCTTAACTCTGAAACTGGCCAGTGAACAAGTCCATCGACCCTTACGTGTCCGTAATAACGATTATTCACCATCTTCTTAGCGTAACGAGTCATAATACCCTTTACTGGTGCGAAGTTGAATGGGTTGATGATTGTTGGGGTCAACTGCATTGGCACATATGGTGCGTAGATGTAACCTGTGTCAAGAAGTGACTTACCCTTGTGACCGATGATAATTGACCAGTGTGGTGAATATGGGTCACGATAAACTTGATAACGTCCACTCAATGTACCGATTTTCTCGATACCCATGTTGTACTGGTCGCTCTCAGCAGATGCGTCAGAAACGTGGAAGAACTCAAGGTTGTCAAACAATGCAGAAATCTCTGAAGATACTACAATGAAGTTTGCACCACCACGAAGAGTTGCTTTGTGAATCTGTGCTGAAATCTGGTTAATCTTTGTGAATAACTCCTGGTTCCAGTCCTTCTGAGTGTAGTTAGTTGAGAATGCAGCCATTCTTCTCCAACCGTTTACATCCCAACGTGCCTGCCAAGGTGCGCCCTTACGTAAGTCACGAAGAATCTCACGGTCGATTTCAGCAGCAATCTGCTCTGAAAGGATAGCTGTTAACTCAGCCTCTGCGTCAATGTTGTGGAATGCAGAAACGTCCTGTGCCAACTCTGGAGACCATGTAGCACGTAACTTTCTCTCTTCAACAGCAACTGTAACGCTGTCAAGTTTGAATGAAACCTCACCGATTTCAGTCTCAAGCTCTAATGAGTCGTACTGTGCCCAAGCAATCTTGAACAATCCAGCGATAGCTTCTTTTGTCTCTTCTGTGCTTCCTGATGAAATAGCAGCGTCAAGTGCGTTAGCGTCAACACCAATATATCCATCAATTGTACCTGCCTGCTGAACTACTGGTTTAGCAAGGTCAAGTTCAAGGTAAATCTTACCTTCTGCATCGCAAATACCATCGTACTCAACGATACCCTTACCATACTTCTGAGTAACTACTCTGAATGGAATAGACTCATACTTTCTGAATGCAGATGTCATAACTGCTGAACCATCAGCAACTGGAGCAGCTGCGAACTCCTTCATAGTGATAATCTTCAATGAAGCAAGGAAACCTTCAGTATCCATTTCGTTTCCATCAGGACCAGTCAAACGACCTGCGTTGAATGCTGAGAAGCCATCAACCTCAAGGATTACGTTACGAACAGTTCCATCGAAACCGCTCTTGAAATACTTGTTAAGATTGTCAGCACCGAATGGACGTACACCCATTGGAGTAAGCATTACTGGAACTGCTGCGCCAACCTTAATAGTTACCTTACCCTTAGAGTTATCATAAAGGAAGTCATTGTAGAACAAGTCATAAAGACTCTTCTGGAAGTACTGAGTAACCTCAGGACCTGCCTGACGATAGTTAGTTGCAGGAATTGTTGGGTCAGCCTTTACAGCCTCTGCAAGAGCATAGCCGTCAGCGTACTCGTCTTCACCTGCCTCAATAGCTGGGTTGATTTTAACGAATTTCTTCTCAAGTTCGTTAATTGTCTCATCTGGAAGGTAGTATCTTGGGTCGATACGTCCACCCTGATTACGGTTAACTCTGTCATAACCCATAAGACCCTTATGACGACCAGTTGTACCATCAATAATATCACCTGGCTCAGTCTCTCCTGAATAACTCTCTGGAAGTGCCCACTCTCTTTCTGAAGTAACAGGAAGGATGAAGAACAACTTACCTACTGGAAGGTTCATAGCCTGAACTGATACGATGTCGTTAGCAAGAAGTTTGCTGAATACACGACGGATGATAGGGAAAACAACAGTTTCAAATGAACCGCTGTTATCAGAAGCAGTAGCCTCATAAATCAAGTGCTTTGCCTCGTTCTCAAACAACGTAGCAACATTCTCTTTGATGTTACCGTCAAGACCTTCGGTAAAACCTAAAGAATCCCAACGATTCTGAATGTCCTCACGTATTTTTTTCTGAGCGTTAAGTTCGATATTACCAACTTGTCCGCTTGTTAAAAATTCTCTCATAATGAATTATTTAAATAATTTATTTTTTAGTTAATCTTTCTTACTTACAAATTCTATGCATTAAATCAAGCGACTCTAGTATGTCATTTGAGCGATAGATTTGTGTTTCGTTGATTTTGTTTTCATTTACAGCGTACTCTCTGCTTTCATCAATGTTCATCTTTGATTTCTTCTTCAAGTCACGTGAAATGCTTTCAAATAGAGTGTTAGAAGCCTCAACAGTCTTAGCCTCGTTTCCGAATCTAGCGATAATCTCTTGTTTCTCATCCTTAGTTGTAGAATTTTCCATAACTAACTTAATAATATTTCCAAGATTAACGTTTGTTACTGCTGCTTCTTCCAAGGTGTTCTTGAACTTCATAAGAGCAGCCTTAAGCTGTTTGTTCTCTTCGAAAATCTTATTAGCCTTATTAATGATACTTTCAACTTTTGCACCATATGCGTTATCGCCAGTGCCAGTCTCCTGTCCATTCTCTGCTGTGTGGAAACTACGAGCCTTACGTCTACGATTTCCGTTGTCACCATCAGTTCTAGAGGTGCTGCCTACATTTGCTGTATGCTCTTGTCTTGTCTTAAGCTCTTGAATTGGCTCTTCAACATTCTCTTCCTCTTCAACTGTTTTACCTTTTTCAGCATCGAAAGGCTGATTTTCGCTCTTGTCACCTTTTTTACCAGACCAAGGCTTTTTAGAGTCCTTTGGAACTCCCTTGTCCCAGTCATTAACGTTTTTACCTGGCTCTGACATTCCAGGATTTGTCATCACATCCTTACTTTGATAGTTGTCAGTATAACCAACGTTAGAATTATACTCATTTAATGCGATTTCAAAAATTCTTGATTCATTCATATCTTCATCTTCTTGGTTTTCAAAATCATCTGCTTCGCCACCGAAGTCTTCGTCACCGCCGAAGTCATCACCCTCAGTGCCAAAGTCCTCTGCTCCTGCTGTTGCAGCAACATCACTAGTTTCATCGCCACCTAAGTCGATAAGATATTCAGCGCCAGTCTCATTATCTTTGATGTTAACCTTATCATCGTTTTTTGTAACAACAACTTGGTCATCATCTTTTAATAGTTTGTAAACCTTTACGATTTCATCGTCTTCCGCATTTGAGAAGTCATACTCGTCATCTGAAACCTTGTATTTATCAAACTCAGACCATCCGTCACCTTCATCATCAGTAGCGTCATCTCCAGCAACATCAGCGCCAGCATCATCTACAACATCTTCTGTTGGTTCTTCGACCGCTGTTGCTTCATCACCTTCAACTGCATCGTCAGACTCCATTCCATCAGCAGCATCACCAGCTGCTTCTCCGTCTTCGCTTGCGTTTACAGAATCAGTATCATCCACTTCCTCTACATCATAATTATCCTCATCCTCATCTTCTGTAAGGATTTTGGCATATTGCTCAAGCACTGTTTCTTTGAGTAAATCACGAACAGCGCTCTCGGTATTTTCTTTCAATGTATTGGCAAGGTTGTTATACTCTAACAAAGATTCTTTAACAAAATTGCTTCTAATTTTACCGTTATTTTTCATTTAAATGAAATTATTAATTTTTCATTATTTTAATTATAAATATATTGTCAAAACGAAAAAATATTAATTTTCGCTTTATTTACAGCCATTTCAGGCTTTTTATGTAAAAATATAGTCAAATTTTATAAGAAATGGTTTAATAATAAATATTTAAAGTATGTAAAATATTTATATAAAAGTATTTAAGTTTATGAAAAAAACAGACCTAGTAGAAATAAAGAAAGGTGAATATGGTACAGGTTTACTCATTGAGAATGATGGCTATATCTCAATGGCTGAATCTGAAAACAATAAAAAAATATATGAATCAATGACTGGTGGTGAATGGAACGTACCAAACCCATTCATTGTAGATGCTGTATTTCAAAAATTTGATATTAAAAACGCAAACGGTAGAGTGTACCCTGAAAGAGTGCTTAAAAAGCAAGTTGAATTATACCAACAGAAAATTAATGAGAGGCGTGCATATGGCGAATTAAATCACCCGGCAGAATCAACAATTGACTTGGGTAGAATCTCTCACAACATCATAGAACTTCATTGGGAAGGTAGAACTCTTGTTGGAAAACTTGAACTTAATATTTCAGAAGGATATAGAAAACTAGGCATCGTTTCAACTATGGGAGATATGGCTGCTAACCATTTGATTAATGGCTATAAAATTGGTGTATCTTCACGTGGCGTTGGTAGCGTGGAACAGAAACTAGGACAAACAATCGTAGGAGAAGATTTCGAACTTATCTGTTGGGATATTGTGTCTGACCCTTCAACTCCAGGCGCATATATAGGAAACCAAGAAGACTTGCAACAGTATGTTGAAGAAAAAACTAAAAAGAAGAAACTTGTAAATGAAAAATTAGATAAGATTAATAAAATATTGTTATCATAAAAAAAAAGCGAGGCTAAAAAGTCTCGCTTTATTTATTTAAAATCATATCTCTTATATTCTGCATATGGTCCAGGGTCATTTATTTCTTGGCCAATAAATTCAGGGTCAGAAATCTCATAGTTATTATTAAACTCTGTTTCGTGACTTTTCTGATTAATCACGCTATCTTTCTCTTTTCCAGGAATGTAATTATTTCCTGATATATCATATCTTCCTAACGCTTCTTCGTCACCAATATATTCCAATAACTTTTTTAATGAAGATTCATTTAACTTTATTATTTTCATATTTAAATTGTTTTAAATATAAATATTTTTAAAGTTTCACTAATTTAAGTCTTTTTCCTCCTAAATTTTCAATTTTAAATTTATTTCTCAAACCTTTTTTATTATTTTTTGACTGTTCTATTTTATTTTCTTCAACCTTTTTAACTGGTTCTTGTTTCTTTTCTTCAATTTTTTCATCTTTAAAATTATCAATTACTGGAATTCTATTACTTTTAATTTTAAATTTATTGTTTTCTTTCACAAATTCATTTCCATAAATTTCTAAAAGAAACAAATTCAACAATTCTAAATCAACATCTTCTTTTACTATTCCAGTTTTTATAAGAAAATTTAAAAATGCTTTTGTTAATCTATAATTAACATTTTTCTCATACCACAAAACTACATTCTCAATTGACATATTTATTTCGTTTTACTAACTTCAAATTCATTTTCAACTAAATCATTTTCTAATTCATTAAATAAATAACTAAAATCTGAAGAAACTATATTTTTAATATTATTTAAATTTATCAATTTTTCAGATTTCTGTTTCACAAAAAATGTAATTGAAAAAAATTTCTTTTTATCACGAACTAAATTTTCAGAATTTAAATCGAAATCTAAAATATGTCTACTTTCAAATACCGTACTGTTTCTTAAAATTCTACTTAATTCTTTTTTGAATTTAGAATAAACTAAACTTATTGGTTCATTAAAATCGCCATCATATGTTGGACATATCCACATTTTACCAGAAACATAAATTACTTGTGGGTCATTTTTATTTACACTTCCATATTTTAAACTTATATTTTTACAACTGTTTAATTTTACTTCTTTATTAAGCCTAATCATATATTTCCTTTTTATAAAATATATAATTTTTTTATTACCAGTCAAAAAAAATTTGCAGCCATTTCTGACTGCAAATTTTTACATATATTTGTCATGGTCATTATCACTTAATACTGCCCCAATTTCTAACAATTTTGCAATGTCTTCAACGATACTGTTTTTATCATATTCTTTTAACATAATAGTTTCTTTCAAATTAAGTAATCTCTCTTTTTCGTCACCTTCATTTTCAGAAATCATTTTGTTAATTTTTTCAACGCACTCATTTTTAATTTTGTTGAAAAGATTTTGTCTTCTAGATTCTGCAACAGAATTGTTTACCGCCATAATATCTTTTACAAGTGCTCTCTCATCCTCATTCAAAGAATTAAGTTTCTTTTCAACTTGTTCAGCCATTGCAAGAACATTCAACTTCTTACCATTCTCTTTTTTATTTTCAACAATGTAATCGCTTACAATTTTTACATTATTTGTAAACTCAGTTAAATTTGATAATTTCTTTTTATGCTCTAACAAATAATTGCAACTATTTGCAAATTCTGCATCTGATTCATTAATTTCTTTGGCTGGTCTAATATTATACTTAATCATCAAATTTGCCAATTTTGAATTTGACTCTTTCAAAGTTTTCATATCAATATCTTTTGATACCAATTCTAATGATTCATTTACATAAGACATTGCATCAGTATCACAATTGAAATTTTTAAGGGCGTTACAGAATTTGAATTGTGTTAAAAGATTCTTATCTTCTTTTATAAGTTTAATGCAATCTTTAACAGCACCTTTGTTTTTAACAAACAATGTTGGTATAGCACTTTCAAGTGCCATATTTAAAGTTGCAAAACTAGCGTCTTTTGTACTATCTTCAAAATTTGCTGCTTCCTTGTATCTCTCATAGGCATCCTCCATTTCCTGAAGGAACTGGTCTGCCAATGTTATCTGACCATTTCTCATAGCCTCTTTCATTTTATCAGCAGCCTCTACCCATTTATTAAAGAATTCTAATTTCTCATCCATATGTTATAAAACGTTTTATAGTTATAAATATAAAATCAAAACAAAAAAGAGACTGATTATTCGTCAGTCTCTTCGTCATTATTCAAAAGATTTAAAGAATCAATCATTTTTGAAAATTCTTCATTAATTAAAAGTGATTTATCATATATATCTGTTCTTTCAATAATGCTTTCTTGTTTTGAAGACCTCTCTATACGATTGTCGATTTTTCCAATGTAAGTTTCAAACATATTATCTAGTTTTACATTACTTTGGTCTATCATTTCCCTAACTTTATTTTCGTTCAATACTTTCTTCTTTCTCTTCTTTGATTCGTTTGTTGGAGGCGCTGTTGACTCAGTATTTCCTGATGGGCCTCCTGCCATTTCTCCTGTTGGCTCAGAACCTTCTGCTCCTTGAATGTCGCCTTCTTGCTCAGCGCCAGGTGCGCCTAAATCATCTAAACCTCCGCCGAAGCCACCGCCTCCGCCAGGCATTCCTCCGCCTCCAGGCATTCCACCATCAGGTCCACCCATCTGTGCGTCTTCTTGATATTCAGCGCCAGGTTCTCCGTACATTCTATCAACAATATCGAAGATTCCAGTTCTCTTAATAATCTGAGTGGTCTTTTCAAGTTCGGCAGCGATACCCTTTTCAAGACGAATCTCTTCAAGGTTCTCCTTAATCTCCTTATCAGACCATTTCATAATCTGCTTCAATGCACGGGTCTGAGACATAACTGGTAATCCATTTCCTGGGTCAGATACTGCGTCTCTAACAGCTGAAATCTTTTTCTGTAAGTTATCAATCTCAAGTTGTTCTGCTTGAGTTGATGGATTATTCATTGTTAGATTGAAGTTTGTAAGGTCATCTTCAAACCCTAATAGATAAAGATGAATACTTGCAACTTTTGTTAACTCCATCAAAAATGCTTGTTGTATTCTGTTTATAACACGTGTAAAACGAATATCCATAAGGGCAAGATTCTTTCCATCACCAGCATTTTCTTCGAAATTCAAAAATGATTTTGGTATTCTTAGTGCGGTAAGAACTTTATTCTGCACAAACTTGATGTCATCCATAGCAGTTAAGTTCTGTGCTGCTGAAAGAGTATCAATAGGGGTTGGAGCGTTTTGGTCTCTAACTGGAATGAATATATCTTGGTCTACTGATAAGATGTTCTTTCTCAAGTCAACTTGACCAGTCATTGGGTCAATAATTGGAGTTCTCTTGAAGTTATTTGCAATCTGCTCAACATATGCTTGAACATCAGCATCATCAATAGCACCAACGTAAATCTTATAAACACGTCTTTCAATTGAACGTTCAAGACGATATATAAGCATCATATCTTCCATAAGAGAAAGCATTCTCCAGTGCCTACGTGCTGCATTCAAATAACTTGTTCCATAAGGTAAACAAAGTGAATTTGTAAGTAATCTAAAGTGAGCAATCTGCCAAGTTCTGAATGGAACTTGTGTATTATTTTCATCTAACCATACAAACTTTGTTGCAAAATCATCAGAATCGTAATCCTTGTTATTGTTTATTGCAATACTCTGTCCTGCGCCATAAGGATTTTGAATACCGTTTTCAAGACGTTCAACATTGAATACTGGTAATTGTCTCCATCCTTTAACGCCCAATTTATTGTCAATATCCAGCATCATAAATTGGTTTCCATATTTACACATGCCCCTAATAACCATTGGGGCTGTAACTTGAAGGTTAAGTCTGTTAACAAACAAATCTTCTAGAATTGCTTTAATTCTTTCTGATTTTGAATATACATTAACAATCTGCCCTTTTTCACCATTTAAACAACTCTCTTCTGCTACAATATCAAGTGCTGCACCAATCTCAGGGAATGAGTCCATAAGGTCAGCATCACGATACATAAGTTTAACGTTTGTTAAACCAGCAAAAGCAGAAACTGATAAATCTATATTAGCCTTAAGCCATCTTTCTTTAAGATAGGCATTCTGCTGCAATTCCAACTTTGTTCTTTCATAATCTTGTTTGTCTTGGGTTCTATACAAAACAGAATTGGCTCCAGACATATCGTATGAATTAACGTGTGGCTGAATACCTTGGTCTGAATTGAAATTTCCCTTCAACGCTCTTTCAAGAGTTTGAAAGACTGTCAATTTATTTTTTGCCATTATAAATCACTTTTCTAAAAGATAATAAATTTATTATAATTATAAATATTTGTAACTTATTTATAACCTGAGAATAACCATAGATAACTTCCCTGTATTCCTACGCCATTAGCGTTTTTATATTTGTTCAACGCTGCATTGTTATAAAATGGTAATCCATTATTAGGGGTAATAGGTCTATTGTTAACAGTATGATTCTGATTTACTTGCATTGCACCAGTCATCATATAAGCGTTCAAAATTGCTTTATCCTTATCTGCTGCTTTTTCCATCTTCTTATATGAGAACATCATAACAAATAATCCCATTGCTAGGCAAGTAATAGCATCATCATGACTTCCATCCATATGGTCCATTCTCTTTGCTTCGCCTTTGAAAATCCAGGTATTTAACTCATTTATAACTCTTACAGACCTAATCTTAAATTCGTTATTTCTAACCATATTTGCAAAGTTAGCAAGAACAGGGTATCTGTTACCTTGCATATGGAAACCAGGCATAACATCAACATTATCTAATTTATATTGTTTACTTGATTGTTGAACCGTATATTTCTTCAATTCTGAATCATCATAGAAAAGGTTTTTATATCCTTTGTGAATAAGAGTAAACAAAGGCACGTCACCTAGTCCATTTGTACAGTCAATAACAACGTATGCATTATTATAGAGAGTTGCATAGTTAAATAACAATTCACCTACTTCATCACCAAGTTTTCTTCCGTAATACTCTGCAACTTGTTCAACAATAGGCATACCATTTTCATCCCTGCCATCCATATCAATTATTTCAATGGCTGTAAAGTCCTCAGAACTACCTCTACTAACATCACAAGATGCAATGTATCTGTGTCCTGCAACTGGTGGCTTCCAAAACCAAGTTTCTTCAACAAATTGGTCTTTCATATCCTCAAGTGGTTCTCTCACATTGAGTTTTTCTTGCATTTCAATATACTCTGGGTCAATAACATTATCAGATGAACCTACAAATGACACATCCAATTCCTGAGCAATTTTAACTTTGTCATTATTGAATGATTTACACATTTCCTCATACCAAGGTGAACGTGGAGTCCAACCTCTCTGCACAAGTTCTTCCCAGTGTTCTTCGTCATATTTAACTGTTCCAGACTGGTCTAATACAGGTTCTACTATCCAATCTAATTCACCTGTTGATTTGTTTTTCTTAAACCACTTAAGGTTCTTGTTATAACGTGGGTCTTGATACCAACGGAACTGAACAGCGATAAAGTTATTTTCCTTTGCCAAAGCCAAACGATAAGTGTTGTAGTACAACATATCCTTACCGTTAGGCGTTGACACCATAACAGTTTTTGAATTTGGGTTTGATGACATAGTAGCAGCAGCGGTAGCATATACAGCAGTACCGTTTTCAATAAACGCAGCCTCGTCCAATATCAAAATAGATACAGCCGAGATACCACGAGCAGCATTTTCACCAGATGACCTCGCAACTATTCTGCAACCATTAAACAACTCAAGTTCTGATTTTGAGTCCTTTATAAAAATACTTTTTGAATTTTTGTCTGATTTTGGGTCTGGAGAATAATAATCCTCTCCCCAATACCAACGTGGAACTTGAACGAGAAAATCTCTAATTTTTGTAATCAACTGTTGAGCCAAATCCAATTTGTTACCAATACAAAGTATTGTTTCTGGAGCGTCAGCATCTGCAAAGGCGCATTGAGCAGTAGCCCAAGCAGAAGTCAATGTTGTGATACCACACTGACGCGGCTTAATACTAACAACGTTTCTATTCGTTGCTAGAGTTTCAAGAAATACACGCTGTCTTGGGAATAGCATAAAAGGAGATTTCTTACCCTTAGTGGCATCAAACGTGTATAAGTATTTTTCAATAAACAAGATACGTGACTTGTCAGCGTAGCATTTCACATAGTCTTGTAACGCTTCATTCATATCTATCATAACTGTAACTGTTTGAAATTCTAATAAATATAATCGAAAACTAAAAAAGTTGGAAACTTTTAATCATTTCCAACTTATTTAACTGTTTTATTTACAATTTTAACTTTGTTTGCGTCAAAAATGACATAATTATAAGCCTCTTCTGATGCTCCATCAGGCTTACCCCACATTGTACCAGATGGGTATTTTATTCCATCAAATCCACATTGCATAAGGAATAATGATGCTGCTTTTGGACTACCGAATAAACTCCTTAAGCGTCCATATACAAATTTTCCTTCCGTTGTTGGCTTTTGTGTGTAGAATCCACTAGAGAAGAAATCATCATAATCATCACTATTAGATAAAATGTTTATCATTTCCTCTGCTCTATTTGGATTTTGTTTTATCCATTGTAAATCCCTATGCAAATCACATTTAAAACCATAATCTTTTTCTGCAATTGAATCGAGATATTTTTGATGTATTGTCAAGAAACCATGTAACAAACGTTTCATAAATTCACTTGGAAAATGTTCGTACCATTCTATATAATTTTCTCCATTATCATCTGGAATTTCTACCTCATATAAGTATGAATCAATTTTAGGCATATTCTTAGCAACATATAATAGTATTTTATTAAAAACATCTATACTATGCCCAAATTTATCATGTTCCTTTACTTTTTTTTCATAAAAATTTATCATGCTATTTAAATCACCATGATAAACCTTAATAGTACTATTTATGTCTGTGCATACATCATTAATTGAAAAATACTCGTTGCCACCATATATTTCCATTGCTTTTTCTGCAAATGGCTTAATTTGCTCTATGTTATCGCCAGATATACTAGAATATCCATTAGCTACAGCTCTATCGTTTGTAACATATGTTCCCCATCCAAATGATTGCGAACCGGCGCCAGTATTCAAATATTTCTTATGATTGAATTTATCAAAATTGTGTGAAGAACCATGATATGCCATCATTTCGTCCATATCTTCCTCAATCACATAATCATCAAGTTCTTCTTTTGAAAAATCGCCATCAGAAATCAAACTCTTATCAACATTCTTCTGTTGTATCTTGTCTTTAAACTTCTGATAATCAATATCGTGCGCAATCTTAGAATCTATTTCCTTTGCAATTAACTTTCCTTTGTTTGTGCCTAGTAAAAAATTTTGCATCACATCATTGAATTCATCTGTTGGCATTGAACATAATTCAGTGAAAAAGAATGGTATTCTATTTGGTTGAAACAACAAATCAGTTTGGAATTTCTTTGTTAAGTTATCGTGTAACATATCTATTATTCCCATTCCCAATCTTAAATCCCAAGGCTCTGCAACAAGAAAATCTGCTTTTCTGATAATATACATTGCCTTTTGATTATCCTCTGGTAAACCATGTGATGAGAACAATTCCAAAAATCCTCTAAACGTGTCTCTTAATAAATAAGGGAATATTGTACCTTGTGCGTCAATGATTGTTTTCTTTCCGTTCTTGCCTAACGTAACTTCTACATAAGACATTTGCATTGGATTCTTTTCACTTATCTTTTCCTCCTTTGTAAATAAAAGATAATCTGTAATGTGCTTTATTTCATACCATAACCCCCAGATTCTTTTATCCAATTCAACAACAGTATCGTGCCAACTATCCAAATC